GAAGATATATTAGGGAATATGATGAATTCTGGAAATATCATGAGTTTATTTTCAACTATAAATGAAAAAGTTCAAGAAAAAATAAAAAGTGGAAATCTAAGTGAAGAAACATTGTCAGGGGAAGCTGAAACATTATATGATGGTTTTAAAGGCAACCCAATGTTTGATAATTTAATGAAAAATCCAGAAATAAATAAGATGCAGAAAAAAATGCAAGAACAGACAAATGAAACTCAAGAGATGCCTGATATGTCACAATTATTACAAATGGCCGGAAATATGATGAATTCTATGCCACAAGGTATGCCACAAGGTATGCCACAAGGTATGCCAAGGAATAAGACACAGGAAAGATTACAAAAAAAATTAAAGAAACGTGAAAGTAATAAATAAATAAATAATATAATAATATATATATATATGACAACAGACTTTTGGTATAATGATATATCTGTATTATTTAATAAAAAATATTTACTAGAAGTTATTCCATTAAGAACCTATAGTTTAAGTAGAAAATTAAATGCTTGCCTTAGATTATCAATTTACTATAGTATAATAATGTATTTATATAATAGAGAAACACAGATTTTCTGTCTACCCTTTATTGTATTAGTAATTACAGTATACATATATAGAACTAATACAAAACAATCTGAAGAAGACAATATGGATGAATTAATGAATACTAATATGAATGATACGACAATTATAGAACTAGATAATATGGTAGACAAAATAAATAATGATAAATATAGGCCACCAACAGTAGATAATCCAATGATGAATATATTAACAAATACTTCAGAAGTTGAAGAAGATATAGAAGCTATTCCCACATATAATAATTTAGGGGTTGCATCATTGGTAGATGATAAACTAGAAACTGGATTATATAGAGATTCAAATGATTTATTTAATAGATCAAATAGTCAAAGACAATTTTATACAATGCCAAATACAGAACCAATGAATAGACAAACTGAATTTGCTAAATGGTGTTACATGACACCACCAACATGTAAAGAAGGAAATGGTATACAATGTGCTGCTAATTTACATAATAGATTAAATAGAAATTCAGCGGATGGATTTAATGGTTCAAAAGGACATGGTGGGGGTGTAAGATAATATCTTTAAATTTAATTTTTTATTAATATATCTTTAAAATTAAAATATATTTAATAAATATAATGACATCAGAAACAATTAAATTACCAAGTATAAATGTGACTACTTCAGGTGAATTTTCTGCTCCAACTGACCCTAATTTATTTAATTTAACTAGTCTTGAAAATGATTTATATTATAAAGAATTAAGAACAGTTCAATCAATGAAACCAGGGATATATGATATATCTAATTTTATTCCAGATGATTGTGGGCAAACGAAAGCGAGAGAAATCCAGGTTAGTCAGCCGGCCATTAGCTTTAATGGTGGTCATTGGGGTGGAAAGAACGGTTGTCTAATTGATAAAGATTCAAGTTTAAGATTTGAAGATATGACAAATAAGAATTATATAAATCAATTATTTACTAGATTAACTTTAACCACTCCATATGTAAGAGGTTTATATGATGTAGATGTAGAATCTGTATTAAAACCTGGAGAAAAAACTGACACTCAAAGACCATGCAATGTATTAGCCGGTAAATCTTTACTCACACATTACTATACACCAATGATTAAAAAATTAAGAGAAGAAGTACAAAATCCAAATCATATTATACCTGAAAATTCAGATGAAACATGGGTCAGGGGAGGATTACCTAGCAGACAAATTATGAGAAATATAGATTATATGAAACGTTGTGACAAAGTATAAATAAATTATAATATATTATATTATATATATATATAATGTCAGCAATAGATTTTAAAGTAAATCGCGATAGATCAAAAGAAATTTTAAGGAACCATAAATATCAAGAAGTAAGTCAACAAGCAGTATCACAATTTCCATTATTATATGAATTAGATACACAAATTGAACATAATAAACAAGTATATCCGGTTGACCCTAGTTTTAGATTGCAAAGGATAGGAAATGGCATAGATGGAACTCAACCATTAGTTGATGTAGATACAAAATTATTAAATATAGATAAGAGAGCGACGAAAGATTTAGTAAATCATATGGGAGATTTTAAAAATTCTAAGATACTTAACTTGAAAGATGGATTTATGGAACAAGGTAATACAAGATTTAGCAATCCAGCATTTAATATTAAAGGTATGGGAATAAATCGATGGTATCAATTATATAAAAATCCACAAGAAAATTGCATTGAACCATTTAACCGTATTGGTGAGAATAGTGTATTAAACACTTTAGATAACCATGTCCCTTGTCCAGTAACAGATAAAATGTTAAATGGATTTAATTAATTTTTTAAAGTACATAGTTTAAAAATAAAACATAATTATATGTTAATAATGATTAACAATATAAATTATTTATCTGATAATATATTTTTACAAGATAACAAAATGTATAATAATAGTATATTAATAAAAAAACATAACTGGCATAATTATTTAAATGAATTAGGATGGCATAAATTACCCCAAAAACTAATTAAAATTTTAAATAAACAAGTTAGCTATAATAATAATAATTCACAATTTGGTCAATTAGAATGTGGTGACGATGGCAATTGTTTATTTGATTGTATATCACAATCTTTTAATAATCATGATATGTATAATAAAAATTATGTTCCTACAACAAGTCATATATTAAGAAAAATGATTAGTAAATCATTAAGTAAAGAAAGATATGAAGAAATAATAGAATTATATAAGGTGTTAAAAGACGCAGGGGAATTGGATGAAGATTGGGATCCATATAATACGACTATTTCAGAATATAAAGAAATAATAACAAATGATAAAGATATATTTTGGGGAGATCATATTTTGATGGATTTATTAATAAATATATTAAATATTAATTTACTTATATTAACAAATAATGGAATATATAATACAATGAATATATATAAACCACATACGAAAACTATAATATTATTATATGAAAATACGAATCATTTTAAATTAATTGGCAATTTTCAAGAACATAATATGATTTCTTTATTTAACCATAGAAATTTACCATTAGAAATTAAGAATATGATAAATATTAAATAATTTTTATATTATATTAGTATATTATATATACGATGGAAGCATTAATATTATTAGGGATAATTGGAACCGGATATTTAGCTAACCAGGAAGAGAAAAAAGAACAATCATCATCCAGAGTTAATAAAAATTTATTAAAAAACATACCATCAGAAACATCAGTTTATGAAGTTAATAATTTAAGTAATTCATTAAAGGAAGAAAAAACCATTGCCGATAAACAAATGGATGGCATGATAAATGATACAAATAATGTTATTGATATTAATAGAGCTATTAATAATACACATAGATTATCTAATTTAAATATAGGAGAAATAAGTAATAATTCAGAATATATATGGAGCGAATCAACACAAGGATATGTTAAAAAAGATAATTTTTTAATAAATGATCAAGGGATAGGAGTTGAACCATTCTTTAAAGGGAGATCTGCACCATTAATAGATTTAAATGATAATAAAACATTAGAAGGACATCAGGGTGGGTTTTCAGCAATAAATAGAAAGAATAAGCAAGAAACACCAAACTTTTTTCAACCTGCTCCTGAAAATATATATGGAAATTATTTTAATGGACCACAATCAGATAAAGAGAGATATATTGCTGGCCCACATAGGACAAATGAATTGCCATTTGAACAAGAAAAAGTTATCCCAATAGATGTAAAGAGTGAATTAAATAGAGATATTGATCAAGCTATTGCTAATTCTAGGAGTATAGATACTCTAAGAACCCTTAATAATCAAAAAGTATCATATGAAGGAAGAGTTATTCGCGGTGAAAAAATAAATAAAAGAGGAATTCAATCAAATATTGATAAAAATAGACCCTACAGAGATTATAAAAATTCCCCAGCAAGAAATTTAGTAACGGTAGCAGAAGTAACTGGTCCTTCTCAAAGACCAGTCGAGATATTACCCGATACAAATAGACAATACTTAAACAGAACATTGTTAGGGGCTGCTGCACCATTAAATGGCATAGCAAGTGATGAAAAAAGACCAATGGTAGGAAGATCTACTAAACAGCAATTATGTTCTGATACAACAAGAAATATGAAAGGCGAACCAGGTAATTTAGATTACAATGAATTGGGGTATGAAATGTATCCAAATGAAAGAGAAGTAACAAGTGAAAGAACCCATTTAACAAATGTAGGAACAACTGTTCCTGGTGAAACTATTGGATTACAAGATAAAGTTAAGAAAACTGTAAAACAAACTACAATTGATAGTGCTAATAATGGTTATATTACAAGTGTCCATAATAGACCTGAAAAAGGTCCATATGATAAAATGAGAACTGGATTAAAAGAAACAACAATAGAATTAAATAGAAATGGTATTGCTGGAACATATTTACCCTCAAATATGTCAAGACAATCAGCATTAAATTCAAATATGAATCCAACAAAAGAAATTACATTACAAGGAAGAGAACCAACAAAGGTTTCAACATCATTATGGATTGGAGGGGGAGACTTAAATGTAGATGTTAAGAAGATGGATAAAGATTATATGACAAGAGATCAAGTTGGGATTGATAAAGTATATCAAAAATTACCAAAACAATTTGAATGTCAATTAACTAGAGATAAATTTAAAACAAATGATGCTGAATTATTATTAGAACAACTAAATCCCGATTTACTAACACCTTTTAAAGAAAACCCTTTTACTAAGTCTTTATCTTCATTTGCCTATGCGTAAATAATATATATATATATATTATATATATAGTTATGTCTATTCCATCTAAGGTAAGTAACATTAATATTTCAGATGGAACTAGTTTGTTATCTCCATATTTTTTTTGGAAAAGTCATCAGGGCGACCCATCAGAATACAGCAACCAGAATTATGGTTCTTATGAATCTCTAACTACTTCATATAGTAATATATTTAATAGTGCGCTTTCAGCAAGTTTTACAGCTTTAGCGGATAAATGTTGTATAGAATTAGTTATATATTATTCTAAAACAACATCATCTTTCCGATATATATATGGCAGACTGTCTGCCGGATATGGAACTGAATTTACCGACCATTATAGTACAGGGGGACAACATACAGAAAGAATTTTTAGTGCTCCATATGGCACACATAAGGAGGTAATTCATAAGACGTGGATTCTGACCGACCTCAACATTGGG